ACTCGTTGAAGCAATGCAACCTGCATTTGCAGACGAGACTCCTATCGATCCTTTCAATTTCTGGAAGGGTGCTGACTTCAAGTTGAAGATCCGCAAGGTAGATGGTTACTGGAACTATGACAAGTCTGAATTCGCACAACCTAATACATTAGGTGACTTCGATGATGATCGTCTAGAACAAATTTGGAAAGAGGGATACTCTCTTGCTGAGTTTGAAGATTCTAAAAACTTTAAGACATATGAAAAACTTAAAGCACGTTTAGATCTAGTCTTAGGTAAAACAAATCCTACAGTTAAGTTTGATGCTGAAACTCTTGAGGAGGAAAGTCCTCTTGAAGATTTAAGTGAGGGTAAAAACTGGGGTAAAGAAGTCTCTGACTTCAGAGAGAAAGCAGTTGCTGCTTCTCCTTTAGAGGATGAAGAAGATACTATGTCTTACTTCGCTAAACTTGCTGAAGAAGACTAACCACCTTACAAACTGTCACAGGGGATACTCTAAGTGTCCCCTTTTCTATTATAATTAGAATATACAAAGGAGTTACCATGAAAACTGCACTTGCTGCTATTCTACTTTTATCTTCAGTTCCTGTAAATGCAGGTCCTATTACAGAGGCTATTGGAGATGTCAGTAATCAACAAGCATATCAAGATGCTCCGAGATATGATTTTTCACCTCAAGAGTATCATACAACATCAACAGAACCAGAATCTCATAGAAGTTGGTGGCATCCTAGATCACAAGATGGATATGCATATGAAGATAATTGCTATCGTCATGAGTATCGTGAAACATATGTGCCAGGTACATATAATTCACCAGGTTATGTAAAGAAACATAGTGAGAAAGTAAGAATTCCTTGTCGTGGACAGTATCCTTCATACGGACCTCAAAAAGTATACAGAAACTATACACCTTCTCCTGATGGAAATGAGTGTGGTGATGGTAAACTTGCTGGTGCTCTAGTAGGTGGTGGTGCAGGTGCTGCATTGTCAAGAGGAGATGGACGTTGGTGGGCAATCCCTCTAGGAATCCTAGTAGGTAGCACTGTTGGTTGCGACATGGCAGGTGGATAATGCATGGAAGAACTAATAAAGAATTTCCCACTCACAGATGTACTTGACGAAATGAGTGAGGAAAAGATACGCAAGGTAGCATACACTAAGGAAGAAGTTGATGTTATGATTTCATTTGCTGTTGAGAAAGCAGTTGATGAAGCACGAAAGATTGATGAAGCATCAATGGCAAAACATAATCGTGATGCTACTGTGATTTCTATGATCTTAGGATTCACAGCACTTGCATTATTTGTAGATGGTCTGCTAAGATTATTAGGTATCATTCCACCATTCATGGAGATCGACATAGATGTTCTTGATAAGATTGTTGATAGAGTGGAGAATGATGTTATTGATAAACTAAAACAAGTTCCAATACAAAGAATATTCAACCGATGAATGACGTAACAGTTTTCATATACCTTGTCTTTTTTGTAGCACTATTCGGTGCTACATTTGCTTTTATGTTTAAAAGTATGACAGCAGTATTTGATGAGATGGATAGATCACCAACTAAATCCTATGCTGATGCTATGAAAGCATACACACCGAAAAGGATTGTGACTAGGATGGTTCATCCAGAGTTAGATAGTGGTCACGAGTATGATGATGAAGGACTAATGAAATCATTAGACGCACGCATACAAGAGATCGAAGAAGAAGATGAGGATGATGAGGGTGATGGAGATGTACCTGCCAAACCTTATGTAGGATCTGGAATTTGAAAATCGACTTTTAGTTACCAGGAAACCGCAAAAAAAATCCCGCCAAAAATTTGACCCCTTTAGTTTTTTTATGAGTGACATACATTTTAAAAAGCACAGAGTTTTTAGAGAAACAGAAGACGTAATCTTTTATGACATCTCAGTGGAAGAATCGAATGCTAGTGATCTTGTTGTTCATACTGGGTCAGCTATATCTCCACCTAATGACGTGGTGGGTGCAAAATCATTCTACATCCATGGATTCCAAGATGACTACAACAGAGTGGTATCGGGAGAGAGAACGTTTGAATTAGTCAACACCTCATGGAAATATCCATATCATATTGTTCGTTTAGATGTACATAGTGGTGCACTGATTATACCTCGTGAAACATTTCACAGGTCAGAGTCAGGTAAAGATGGTTCTATTGTAATTAATCAAGCAAAGAGGTATGATGGATTTGATGCAAGTGCAGAGTTTCATCCTGTATCTTGTGCAGAGAACAAAGAACTCTATGACATTCTAAGGAATGAAAAACCTGTTATCCATCGATTAGGCGAATGAAATGTTGGCACTGTGACACTGAACTAATATGGGGAGGTGATAATGATTGTCCTTATGCAGAAGAGTATA